ATTTATCATGATCAAAGAATGTGATATTACTACAAACGGTTTTTCGGGTAGTTATGATTTATATAAATACATTGTGAGAAAATATACTTGTGAACTACCATATAAAGGTCGGATGACTTCGGCGATAAAGTCTTCTGGCTATGTGCGCGAACAAAACTTCGGTAAATTTGGCGTCCCCTTGAAAGTTTGGATAATTCTAAGTAAAGATTTATTTATTGCTGCATTAATGGGCCGGATTAAAACTAATGATTATAAAACTTTACACGAATTGAAGGAAGAGTATCAAGGGTTGCAAAAAAAATAATTAGTTCATGAACCTCGAAGAACACATTGAAAATATACTAGAAGATGACAAAGAGGCGATGTTGTCAGCGATCGTTCTTGCTAGTGATTTCAAGCTATTTATACAATATACTCATTTCGCTATCAACAAAGTCAATTTTACTTTTAAAAAATTTCACAATGATATTATTAAGGCACTAGAAGATATTGCGTTATGCAAAAATGTTAAAAGAAATTTAGGGATTTCAGTCCCTGTCGGATCTGGTAAGTCTTTAATTGTTGAGTACTTTATTGCATGGACATTTTGCCGCAGCATTAACCTTGCTTACCTTTACACGTCACACTCACGCACTAATATTTTAAAGTTATCAAGGGAAGTCAAGGCAGTATTTGAGCACCCTTTTATTATAAAGCTTTTCGGCTTGAAGTTGAAAGATGACGAAAAAAGTAAAATAAACTGGTCATTTGATGGTTCGTTAAATAGAACGGGTTTAGTTGCCACTACTACTGGCTCTGGCTCTACTGGTGCGGATAGTGGCAACCCTGCAACTCCTGACTATAGCGGTGCTGTAGTTTTAGATGATCCTATGGACGCTGGCGATATCAATTCAATAGTTAAGTTGGAAGAGGTAATTAGGATTTATGATGACAAGTTAGCGACCAGAAGAAGGACGCCAACCACGCCATCAATTGTTATAATGCAAAGACTTTGTAAAGGTGATTTAATTGGCTATTTAAAGAAGTCGCAAGCTGATGACTGGCTGTTCCTTGAAATACCAGCTTTAGAAGAAGATGGCAAAAGTTTCTGGCCAGAGCGCTACCCAGTTGAAGAGCTTAAGAAGATACAAAAAGAAAATCCGCCTAAGTTTTTTGCACAATACCAGCAGGCGCCAGTTGATAGAGATGAGAACGCCATATTTAATGTAAATGATTTTAAGTATTATGATGAGTTACCAACTAACATAAGTAGAGTCGTTCAGTCGTGGGATACAGCATTCAAAGTTGGCACTATGAACGATTATTCAGTATGTGTCACGTTCGGCGTGGTTCAAGGTCAATTTGGTAATAGTTATTATATTTTAAATGTGGTGCATAAAAAACTAGAGTACCCGCAGCTAAAAGCGGAGTTTATAGCGCAGCAATCAAAATATAATCCTTATGCAATACTTATTGAGGATAAGGCGTCCGGTCAATCATTATTACAAGATTTTAGGCAGGCTGGCAATAATAAACTTATAGCGGTAAAGGTAGATAATGACAAGATTACAAGAGCCGCCGCCCCTTCGTCAATGATAGCTGATGTATACTTACCAAGACAGGCTGGTTGGTTAGATGATTTTATTAGTGAGTTTAGGCAATTCCCAAACGGTGCGCATGATGATATTGTTGATACTGTCAATCAATTTTTAAACTGGGTCAATAAGCCAGTGAAAAATATAGGTGTATTTTAATTTATATTAATTCTACATTTTAAAATAAAACTACTAGCCTTATAGTCATATAATTATGTTAACAAAAACAGCTCAATGTTAAAGAAATTATTCAAAAAAAAGGTAGTAAGTCAGCAGCCAGAAATTAAATCAATGTATTTACCCGGCAGTCAATTCGATAGTCTTTACGATTTTGAGGGTAGAGGGTCAGCTAGAAGGTTCATTGAATATTACCGTGGCGAATCTGTAGTTTACACCCCTACTAATATTATCTTAAAAGCAATCAGTTCGATCGATATTGTTTTGCTTGATAAAACTACTGATAAAAAAGCTAACGAATATGTCACTAAACACCCTGTAATTGATTTATTAAAGCAGCCTAACCCGTTTCAAAATGGCTCTTTGTTTATGAAATCAATGTTGTTAAATTATATTGTTACTGGCAACGCTTACATGAAGATCATCGGCGGCAACCAATCCAGTCGCAGCGCGCCTGTTGAGCTTGAATGTTTATCACCGCAAAATATAAATATTGTAGCTAACCAGCGCGACGGTTACCCTGAGACTTACGAATATAGTAATATCTACGCCGTAAATTATCAAAGATCAAAAGCGGATAAAAGATTTTATGATAGCTTCACTGGTAACGAGTTGACTCAACTTAGAAACGTGAACCCAAACTATGGCCATAACCATTTATTCGGTAACTCATTTTTTGACGCGGTTGAAAGCGAGATTTTGCAATATTCATCAGCTAACCAACACAACTTAGCATTATTAAATAACCAAGCTCGCCCTTGTGGTATATTGACCTTTGACGATAATAGCGGTGGTCTAGGTATGACAGATAAGCAAAAAAACAAAATTAAGCAAGATATAAAAGACAAATTAAGCGGCGCTGGTAACGCTGGTAGAATTTTGACATTAGAAGGTGGTTTTAAGTGGACTCCGTTAAGTCAAACGATGCAAGATATGGATTTTGCTAATCTACAAAAACAGCATCTTAATACTACTTTCAACGCTCTCAACATTCCTCTGCCTTTGGTTTCAACTGATACGATGACGTTCGCTAATATGGATAGTGCTAAGTTCGCATTATATGATAACGCCGTCTTGCCATTACTTAAAGAATTTTTATCATTTCTTAATTATTCATTATTACCACGTTACAAAGGTGCTGAAAAATTATCATTTACTTACGATCCTGCATCAATCGAAGCGCTTGAATCTCGCAAGGTAAATAACGCCCTTACGTTATCTAAAATTGACGCTGCAACCGATAATGAAATCAGATCATCAATGGGAATGCCTAACTTGCCGAATGGTGGTGATGATGTTTACAAGCCTATTAATCAAGTGCCAGTAGGATCGCAACCAGTCGCACCAGCGCAAGAGAAGTCAGTTGATAGTCAAGAGCTAGATATTATCGCAAAAATGTATCGATGTAAAGACGCGCACGGTGATGATATTTACACTAAAGAAAGTTAGTAATGAAGATAGGCGGCAATAAAAAAAATGATGTATTTGCAATAAACGCTGAAAAGATCAGATATGAGGTGATCGAGGGTAAGCGTATTGAGCGAGTTTTTAAGGATATGGCAAGAGATGTCCGCGCCTTGTATTTATCCTCACAGGGTTTTTCACCTAGTCAGATTACCGCTAATTACCGCCCTGAATTTTTAAAGCAAGTTCGTGATAGCTTGCGCCGTGGCGTTAAGAAGTTTGGTTACACCTTAAGACGCAATATTGAGAAAAAGCACGCTATATTTTTTGATGCTGAAAATAAAAGTAGGTGGCACGATCTGGAAATTAAACAAACCGAAATTATAGAAGATGAAAGTTTAGATGAAAAGGTGAATGAAATTAATAATTCTTATTTAGCAGCGTCCGCGCTGTTTATTGCTAATGAATCCGAAAATCAACTTGATTATATTACTCGCACTAATAATAAGGAGATTAAGCTATCTATACAACAAGAAGAGGCAGCGTTTGCGTCGCAAATTGCAAAAGAGCAGGAAGCGATCGAAAAATTAGAACGTAGCAGATTAGAGCTTATTGCGCAGGCGGCTAGCGATGATCTGAAGAGAATAGACAGGCAGATTGCAACCGCTAACGCACAATTAACGCGCTCGATTGACAAGCAAGATGATATTATAGCCAGAAATATTGAGTTAAACTTACAAGACCGCGCAAAGGCAAGAAGCGATTTAATCGCATTTCAAAACGTAGGGCTGGGCGAATCGTGGGCGCGCCAGACAGAAGCCGAGTTGATCGATGATGCCGAGCTTGTAACTGCAAGCGGTCAGCAAGTTGCTGTAACTAAAGAATGGGTTGCAATATTAGACTCAAAGACTAGAGACCCTCATAGAATGGCAGATGGTCAAGTTGTTGGTGTAAATGATTATTATTCTGTAAATGGTGAAAGCATGATAATGCCAAGAGACTCAACCGCATCAGCTGCAAATACAATAAATTGCCGTTGCATGAGTTTACATGAAGTTGAGGCGGTCGATCCACTTACTAAGGCTGCAAAAACTGTCAATACTACACCTACTGGCGATATGGCTAAGGTAGCATCAAGGGCGCTAGATTGGCGGCGTGAATTTGGACGCGGTGGCACTGCCGTTGGCGTGTCCAGAGCAAGAGATATATCAAATAGAAAATCATTGTCGGAGCGCACCATTAACCGCATGATATCATTTTTTGCACGCCATGAGGTAGATAAAAAAGCCGAAGGATTTAGACAAGGTGAAAAAGGCTTTCCTTCAAACGGTCGCATTGCTTGGGATTTGTGGGGTGGTGATGTTGGTAGAGCGTGGGCTAAGCGTAAAAAGCGAGAGTTTGAAGGTTAGTTAATATATTTCAGCTGTGATTCCGTCTTTAACCTGAAACATTTTATCATCTATTACATATCTATAAAACCCTGGTTTGTACCAAAGGACATCATCAACATTATCAAATAAAACTTTCCCATGTTCAATTAACGTCCATTTACCATCTTTTTTGCATATATAAAGCCCCGGCTCATACCGCTGGACATTATCAACATTATCAATCAAAACTTTACCATTTTCGATTAAAGTATATTCATCATCGTTACAATATAGATAAGATCTTGAAGCTTCCCAATGAACCCAGTCAGCACCATCAATTAAAACCTCGCCATTTTCAATTAATGTCCATTTACAATCTTTTGCATATTTATAAACCCCCTCTTCAAATTCATAATAATACCC